CCTGCTCATAGTTAGACACAAAGTCATCAAGTCTTTGTTTTAATGCCTTGTCAGATATAACTGACTTAAGACCTTTAGCCATGTCTAACAATGCATTGTTTTCCATACCCTTCTTAGCCAATAGGTCGTGGAATGCTTCGTGGAAAACGGTGGTAACGCCAGCCGTTTCTAAGTTAATGTGTATGTCACCGTTAACGTATGACCCTCTGTTGTTATTAACACCTTGAGATATAGCCTCATCGTTTGTTATACCAGCAGACTTTGCAACACCAGCAACAAATGCATCAACGTTGTCGTGCAAAATTATTTTTGCATTAGGAATGGCAGACAATACCTTCTGAACAGCTGTAAAAACTTTCTTTCTCTTTGTGTCAGTCTCCTTATTAATTCTTTCAGTAACAGTCTGACTAGTCTCTGGAGTAATAGTAACCTCAGATATTTGTGTAGTAGCCTGTTGCTCTGGCATTACCTTCTCGTCAAAGTTGTATCCAATAGAGAATGTCTTTAAGCCATCCTTTGTGTTCACTACAGAAACAAAGTCAGAGTCTGGACTATAGCTCTCAGTAAAGCTTAGATTGTCGTCGGACTTTACCCTTGGATTCATTGATCCGTCCTGGTACACCAATCCGTCAGAGTGTGCGACAGCCTCTTGGTTGAACTGTTTAGCAAAGTCAATGGCATCCTGTCTTGTTAGGTTAGGAACAAAGAAAGAGTTCTCTGCCTGTCCATACTTTCCAGTTACACGTCTTGGCTTGTATCCTCTTCCAGTAAGCCACTCCTCAGCCTTTTGGTTTAGCTGTTTGTTTTCTTCCTCGGTAAGAGGTTGGGCCATTGGGTTCTCAGCGGTAAGCAAACCGAAGTCTCCGTCAAGTTCTTTTGTCAACGTCTCTACGTCTTCAACTGGAAGCTCTTTAGATGCGTTCTCAACGTACTCACTGGTAGATCTGAATGCCTTTCTTTCCTCTGCCTGTGGTTCTGTTGGATATACGATGTCTACGTCAGCAATCTTTGCAGTAGCTCCTGGAACTACTTCTTCTTTGGTTGTGGCTTCACCTTCTTTGGTAACTTCTTCCCCTTGGACGATTGGTTCCACTCCTCCACGTTCACCCCCTGCTTCTGTAACTCCTTCCTGTTCGCGTTGAAGTACGCCCTCTGTGCTTGGCTCTTGTACGGCATTTCCTAAATTTTTAAGTTGTTCATTAATTTGACCTATTCTTTCCTTCTCTTTTACAACAAGGAAAGGATCCTTACCCTCAATCTTTTTATTTAGATTGTCTCTCTCTATCATTAGATCTAGTGCCACAGACTTATTGTCAATAGACATGTCTTCTGGCATAGAGTTTATTTTTCCTTTTATCTCTTTGAATGATTCTACAATTTCTTTTGCCTCGCTCTTTGACATTTTTCCACTAAGCATACTTGCCTTTAAGTTTGTAAGTAGTGCATTGTCAATTCCTTCAACGTTAGCAGATGTGATTAATAACTTTATCTGATCGTTATTTTTTAGTGCATTTACTCCACGAGATAGTACGTCTACAGATTGTTGGGCAGACTCTACCATACCAGCACCTAATAATCCCATATAACCTTCGTATGCAATGTCTCCAGTTATCTTCCAAGCCGATTCATTATTAAAATAATCAGTTTTTTTAATTCGATCGTAGGCTTCTTGAACTAATTTTTGAGCACCAGCCTGTGACATCTCTACTCCAGCTTCTACAGCAGAACTTCCTGCTGTTGTTATAGCAGCTCTACTAACGTATAGCTTTGTGCTGTTCATGATCTGTGCCTCGATCATTTCCTTACTAGCATTCTTTGATATCTGAGAGAACGCATTCTTTAGTATCCAACTTGATGCAGCCCTTTTAGCTACAGTCTTTTGTGTTAAATAACTTAATCCGTAGTTCTCAAGACCAGCACTAACTAGTGCATATAGCGATGACATTAATACCTTATCTTCTGATGATATGTCACCGACACCATCTAGAGTATCTCTCATCTCATTATATCCCATAGCATATAATGATATTAATGAACCTATTTGTGAAGCTCCTGGAATAACACTTTCCATTGATGAACCAATGGCTTTACCTATTCCCATTGCAGACATTGATTTAGTTATTGATAGTGCTGCCTTGGTTAAATCAGATCTATTTTCTGACTGCATGTACTCCTCTGTAGTCCCAACACCAACTATATAGTCAATAAATTCTGTTCTCTGCTCCTTGTTCATCCCAGCTATAAAAGTTGGAACAGACATAGCTCCATCAACTATACTTCTGCCAAATGCACCAGCAGTCGTTCCAGTCATCTCTTTTATCATAAGGTTAGAGGCAATAGCCTTCTCTGAACCCTTAACATAATAGTTTAATGAGGTAAGGTCTCCCTTTACCTTTTCTCCCTTCATCTCTAAGTCAGCAGCACCATCCTTAATTTTCTGTCTGTAGTTGTTGTCGTATTCCTCTTGCGATATTTCTCCAGACTTAAGTTTAGCGTCTATGTCATTTACGTATTGATTGAAGTTTTTTTGTTGAGATACAAACGTATTGTAGTTGTCCTTAACCTCATTAGAGTAATTGTTTGCGGCATTGATTATAATGTCGTCAGTCTTAATAGCCATGAACGCAGTTGCCTGCTCTTCTTTTGACTTGTTCTTTACTCTAGCATACGTGTCTCTTACTACCTTAGCATAGTCCTTTGTTAGTTGTGCTCCAGCTTCTTTAGCTTTTTTAGTTTCTTCTGGAAAGAACACAGACGATAGTCCCGATACATCTCTTCTGATCTGCTCGTTTAGTATTGTTTTATCTAAAGATGTTGCGTCAGATACTACCTTTGAGATCTCAGGATCTTGACCGTATATTGTTTCAGATATTCTTTTCTCTACACCAGCTACAGCCTCATTGTACGCCTTGTAAGAATTGTTTAAGTCTGATACAACATTAGTTCTTAACCAGTCCTTTAGTACTTTAGCATTTTGCTTATCTGTATTATCAAAGAAATTATCTAAAGAAATCTCATCACTAGCAACAGTAACACCATTATTTATCTTAGACACTTTAATGTTGTCTGTCATTATTCCAGTCTGTTCAAACTTAAACTCTGGAAATAATTTACTTAATGTTTCAACAGCATTTCCCTCGCTTCCACCTATAAGGTCTTTATTAACACTATTTAACCTAATATTAAAATTATTGATGTACTCGTTCTTTCTTTTTATCTCTTCAGCTTTCTTATCATCAAACACCTCAGCATTTTGCTTGAAGTATGAGTTTAATGAGCTAACAGATTTCGGACTGACTATAGTTAAGAACTCATTTGAACCTGGTCTCTTTACCTCCCATAGTCCGTCATCATTAATACGATATTCACTTCCTTCTTGACCTGGATATCCAGTAAAGTATTGTTGTTCTTTACTTGTTGATGCCTGTACTCCGTTCTTCTTGTTTAGTTCAGCTACCTTCTTAGGATCGGTAACATCTTCGTATACATTTACATACGACATACCCATTGGCTGTCCAGTCTTAGGGTCAATTCTTTCTTGAATCTTTACCTCTTTCTTTTTCTGCCATGTTTGAACTCCATTGTTCTCATCTATCTTATACTCATCAGCTTTTTTTACTGGCTTAACCTGTTTAACTAGAGGGGTTTCCTTTGCCTCAAATACATCTTTATATTGTTGTACAGGTTGGTTTACATCAATGTCCTGTATGTTCGTAAATCTCTCGATTAGTTGATTGTCCTCTGGAACTGCTACGGCCTTTTCTTCAAGCAGTTTTATCCTCTCTTCAACGTCACCAGCCTCTAATGGAGCATAGTTAGCTTGACCAATCTTTTTAAACCATCTACCGTTTTCTTTTTTGTACAAGGCATCAACGCCTTCATAGGTATATATACCATCAGGAAGTCCTTCTGGTGGATTGGCAGATCCATCTACCAATGCATCTGATGATTGTGAAAAGATATCTTCCATTTTTTATTTTAAAGATTCAACAGCTTCGTTCCATTTTTCTAAACTTGAACCAGATCCGTAACCTAGTGCTGGCCCAAAGTCAGACGTACTCCATCCTATGTTTGGTATTTTAGTAACCCATGCTCCGCCAGTTACTTCTCCCCTTCTATTTTTTTGTCCTTTAGGGTCGTATTCTTGAATTGCAAAACTACTTCCAGTCCAAATAACTTTTGTTGTTTTACCTCCAAAAATATCATTTAATGAATTTACGGCTTTATTTTTATCTTCAGTTGATAGTGCTGTTTTAACTCTTTGAGCAAGACCTAACGCTTTCTTGTCAACTGTATCTTTAGAACCTCCTCTACCTGTTCTTGGAGCTCTTGGCTCATCTTCAGTTCTGCTCATTGGGAACTGAGCCACGATTAAATCTCTCAGAATGTCTTCTGCATCCTTTTGTTGTTCTGGAGTAATCTGTGGTTGGTATCTATTGTTTTGATCTAATGAAACTTTTATCATTCTGTAAGAAACATTTTTAGCAAGGTTTTCTTTCTCACTTTCAGTCAAAGGCTTTTTACCTAGAATGCTTCTAGACTGCTCCTCTTCATTTATTGCTGACTGAATTATTTGCATTCTGTCTTCATCATCCTCATAAAAATCATAACCTCCATATCTAGCTAGTGCTTGTGCGGTTGTTCTTGGATTGTTTGTCATTCCAGTTATTAGTGCAACAACAGAATTTGCAACAGCAGGATTCTTCATTGGATCTTTTATCGTAACAGTCCCATCTTCCATTGTGTATGCCTGTTTCATACCCCTAGTAGCAGTTACTATTTCCTTTTCAAAGTCATATCTTTGGTCCATTATGTTTGACTTGTCTGCTATAGCTAAACTATTCATAACTTTTTTAGTTTGGCCAGTAGCTGGATCAATCTTAACCATGTATCCCTCGCCACTATCTGGACTGAACATGTAGTTGGAGTTTCTTAGATCAGATAAACCTGCATGTTTTTGAAGCAAGAACTCTTCAAACTCTGATCCATCAGGTGGAGATCCATCCTCTCCAGGTTGTTGCCTCATAAGTAACTCTTGGTTAACAGTGTCAAAGTTCTTCATACTGTTAGACATACTAGACCAGTAAGAGTTTACGTTATTAATAATAGATCTATACTCAGCTGGTTTTATCTGTCCTGCTTTTAGTCTTTTGTTTGCATCATTAATAACGTTTCTTCCATTCTCTGCACCAGCCAATACGTAGTCCTGTAAGCTTTGTGTTTTTAATAATTCAGAGTTGTTAATGGCTGATATAGAGTCAGTCATTATTTTATCTAGATCCTGTCTTTGTTTTTCTCTGTCAAGACCTATATTGTTAATTGTATTATATAAGCCACCAATCGCCTTACCCCAGTCTACTGCTTCAACTGGCACGAATGTTCCGTAATTTTGTCTTGTTGTTGCCATGTATTATGGGTTTTGATTATAATAATTAGGTGGAGCTAATGGTCCTTGACCAGCTGCAAATGGATCAAAATATTGAGCTCCATATCCTCCAGCAGCAGTTTCCGCCTCGGTAAGTGGTCTATTATAATTTAATCCAGGTAATGATTTTTTTGCGTTTTGTTTATTTTTATACAAATTTGCTAATTCAGAAGCAGATGATAACGCACTACCAGCAAATCCAAATGCGCCTTCAATTGCTGCGTTTCTATTAGCCTCAGCTTGAGCTCTTCTCATTTCAGCATCTTGCTTTTCACCAAATGAAATATTAAAGTCTCTCTCTTGTTTTCTTTGATTAATACCCTGCTGTGCCTGAGCCTGTAATGCGTCTCTCTCAAACTTTAACTCATCAAGTCTAGCTGCATTTTGAAGGTCACTCTGTTCTCCTGCAACTGCAAGCTGTCCTACACCTCCAATAACACCCTCAGCACCTGCTCCTTGAAGCATGTTTACTGCCTGTGCCTCTCTTTGTGCTTGAGATTGTTGTGCTAATTGAGTTCCTAGAGTTGGAACTTGTAGTTGCTTGAATGCATTCTGTTCGCTTATACTCTTTAAATCTTGACTTGCCTTTAGTGATGCTGCCTCAGCTTTCTTCATAGCTTTATTTTGACCGATAGCTTGAGCTGCGCTAACACCCAAACCACCTAAAGCTACTATTGTTCCTGTTACTGCTGCCATATTATAAAATCTTTATCATTTCAGTTGTGTTTGCTGATCCCTTTTGGAATCCGCACTCTTCGTACATCTTTACTAGAGATGGACTCTTTAACGTTGAAAAAGCATAAAGTAAACCTTTTTGTTTACAAATCTCTAAAAGAGAATATATTAAGAACTCTATGGCCTCCTTTCTGTCTTTTTCTCTGTAATGGAAGTTCGAAACTATGAACTCAATCCAAGCAACCTTTGAGTTTGTCATGTACACAAATCCAGCGCATACATCAACTCCATTGCTTGATACCATAAGTCCTCCTGTACCACTCTCTGGCAAGAAGTCTTTCGATATAACTGGCCATCTCCAATCCTTCCACCAGCCACACAACTTATGATAATCGTCTTCAACTAGGTATCGGACTTCCATATCACAAATTTACATAAAACTTTTGAATATTGTAGAGCCTATCTCGAATAATTCAACAGGAACACTAGAGTTATATGTTAGTGTAATATCCATATAATAACCCCTAGCACCATAAGACTCAGCTGTTGAGTTTTTAATAGCTACTAACTCTTGTCCATTAGAAGGAAGAGTACCAGTAAAAGACAAATAAATATCTGGATTTCCAGTAGCTGTATTATTATCTACAAATCCAACATCACCTATATATGTTAATGTTGTTCCAATGTATCTATATATTTGATCTGGAGGAGATACATCCTTTATTTCTAATCTTTCTTGTGGAAACTTATTTATTGTTAAAACATCAGTGTACGGAAATGTTGCTGGCCCACTCTGTAACAGGTTACCAATACCTATTATTCTGGTTGAAAGTTGATCATCTAATTGACTAAAATCAGTCAAGAAGTTTCCTATTGGATTAGGATTTCTTCTTATGTGTGCAAAATAACTTCCTTCCTTAAGCTCAAACCATGAATCGTCAATATTTCCAGATATTAAATCAGTAAAAACAGAAACAGTCCAAGGACTAGTACTCTCTAGTGAAACCGTCTTAAACAATTTAACTTCTAGTGGAGAATCATTAAATACCGTTCTAACAGAGCAAAATGCAGCATTTGCATAAGGCGTAGATGGATAGTATACAGTTCTTTGAGCTGAAGGTGAGTTGTGAAGGTATATGTTACCATTCTTAAATGTGTAAAAGCTATTACTTGAGTATACCATGTAATCTGGAATAAAACTCCAGAATGAAGTCCATCCTTGAACATCGTCAGAGTATGATATAGTAAGTGGTGCTAACATAATACAAATTTAATGAATTTAAACCAAACAGCTATCTATTGACTTTACTAGCTTATAGTAGTTGTAAGAGCACTTGTACTCAGACACTTTTTCGTTACTATTGTATGGGTAAGAGTCCATGTACTTAGCCTTGTGAAACATCTCGTCCTTGTCAGACATTACTCCTGCATTATGAAAGAAGAATACTTGATCCCATCTCTTTATATTACAAGTAGCCCAGCAAAAGTCAAACTCTCTAGGAACAACAACCTCTATACCTAACTTCCAAGCTGTCCATAGCTCGGCCCACATGCTTGCAGTCCATGCCTGTATACCATGATTACTTCCATCATTTCTAACGTGCTGTAGCTGCATCATAACGTCATATAGCTCAAATGAGTATTTCTCAACCATCTCCCAGTACTCGTGAGTTAAATTCTTCATTAGCTTCTGTGCTCCGCCACTATTATTTTGGTTTGACTTGACAAGTTCTCTAGATATCCCAACAACGTCACACATGGCATCTAACACCTCTTCTCCCTTGCTTGCTATATACTCATAGCCTATGTACGATATTGTGTCAGAGAAGTACCACTTGTCATCGTTCAAGAACTTGCCGAAGTCAAGGAACCTAGTAAATGCAAAGTCAGCATCAACAAAAAAATAAGCGCTGTTATCTGGGTGTTCTTTAAAGTGTTTCTTAAGTATATGTGCCTGTATTGCAGGAAGATACTTGCACTCACCTAGAGTATCCTCATAAAAGAAAAAGTTAACTCTTGAGTGAACTTTCTGTAACTTTAACCAAGACTCTGGTATGTCTTCTTGATATCCTGCAACAACATGCATCTGTTCTGGATCATATCCAGTCAACATGAGGTTAACTATTTGCACCTCAATTTGCCAAGCATAATAGTCTATAGCTGGTTGAGCTGATAGAAATTTAATTTTATTCATTAACAATTTTTAGTAGTACCAGTCCACTCTAAACCATCCCACTCATAAGCAATGCTTCCAGTTGCTAATTTATAAAAATTTGATGGAGCAAGATCCGTAGCAAATATACTGTCATATATGTTGTTTCCTGGAACTCCAATTGGTCCATCAATATAGAACGTTACAACTGGTGAAGAGCAAACCTCAGTAGATGACCCAAAATTCATTAGTGATGCATATATTGGCTTAGTTGTAGTTGTGGTAGTTGTAGTTGTGGTAGTTGTCGTTGTAGTTGTAGTTGTAGTTGTAGTTGTAGTTGTACCAGTACAGCTTGAGCAGTTATCAAATAAAAACAATATGTTTGCATCTTGAGTTCCTGGAGTTGTTGTAGTAAGTATCTCGTAGCAAATACCATCGTCACATCTAACTATTGATCCTGCTGTTAACTCTGATGGATTTTGATGTGCCAACAAGTACGTAGGACCAGGTGATGAACATATTTGAGCATCATAATAAAACGTAGGTATTGTAGTAGTAGTTGTTGTAGTTGTAACAACGCTACAAGGATTTATGTGTAATACTTGTCCAGTATTTGCAATCTGTATGGCATAGTTATATAAACTATCTGTGGCATAATACCAAAAGAACTCACCATTAAATCTATTTGTACATAATGCATCTGAGTATACAAAATCACCAACAAGAGGCATTGAATATAATCCAAAGAAGTAATAAGTAGATACAGCTGCCCCCATATAACAAGCAACATAGTCACTTGTAAACTGAGTCACATCATCCATATTAAAACTAGCTATTGGAGGAAGTGTCGTTGTTGTAGTACTAGTCGTAGTAGTAGTTGTACCAGTACACGTTGAACAGTCAGCATAAATAACTACAGGATTCTCAATATAGAAGTACGGAAATCCACCAGGAGATGCCGAGTCTATCTCCCAACAATTACCATCTTGAGTTTTAACTACGTCACCACTTGATATTGCAGCACTTGTTATGTCTAATAATATAGCTGTTGTACTATTGTCAATGCATGATACAGCGTAATAATATGAACCAACAACTGGTATTGTTGTCGTACTTGTTGTACTAGTAGTTGTAGTACTACCAGCACATACTGAGTAGTCAACAACATAACCATCGTTATCTATTCTAATAACATAATCAGACTTATCTATAAAATACCAGAAATTACCTCCATTAAAGTATTCTTCAGCATTCTGATCTCTGTATATTCTGTCTCTAAGTGTAGGAACATTATTGCTTCCGTCTGAGTATAATATAGAAAAAGTTGGAGTTATACTACAACAATCTAAAGATGTCTCCTTATATTGCTCTATATCTACTGAGAATGGTATTAATCCTCCTTCAGATACAAACACATTTATAGTGTATGGGTCACTAGTTCCAAAACAATTTGTGGCTGTAACATTAAACGAGAAATTTTTTATATCTAGTGCCGAACCAGAAAGAACCCCATTAGATCCTAAAGATAAACCTGGAGCAAGAGATATGTCATTACACTGACCAGATACAATATAAGTTCCATCTCCATTTATAATGATAGGTGAAATAGATGCACACACAGTTACTTCTTGACTTGAACTTACAGTTATATATCTATTATTTCCATTGCAGTCTAAATAGCTAAACAATGTAGATTTTGAGCCTCCATTAAGTACATAATTATAACAAGTACCAACCAAAGTAAATGATGTTGGATTACCTAAAGATGCAAGAGATATGCTGACGTCTTCATTAACTGTTATATATATATCTCCTTGTGTTATTATAGGAACAGCTGTTTCTGGGCAATTGCACGTATCTATTAAATTGACAACTCCATCTTGATCTACAAGAACGTATGACTTGTCTATAGGACTAGGAACCATACACATTACTATGTCTATCATGTGATATGAATCATTACCATTGTACCTACTTGATCCAGATATGTCATTGTATATTATATCTCCAAACTGAGGCGTTAGATTAAAACCATCATGCCAAAGAGTTGTTGTAGGACACTGAGAGCATACATTTGAAAGAGTTCCGTCTGTTGTATCTAAATAAAACATTGTAAGGAATGGATCAACCTTATTTATAATCCAAGTAGATGCAGGTATTGGTGAGGATACTATGATTTCAGCAGTATCAATAGATGCGTCATTCTTCTTAAATCTTAATGCTCCATTTCCATTATTTACAAGTCCATCATACGGAAAAACTAAGTTGATATCATCTGGACTAACTCCAGCAGCAATTAAATCATTATAATTTGATAAGCTATTAAGTCCTACGTATCCAGAGTCTGCAACAATAGATCCGTTCCATTTTACTTGAAATCTTGTCGGAGCGTCGATAGAATTATAATTAATCCCAGCGACACCAATACCAGCTCCAATAGTCCAGTTAATAATCCTTTCATCTGTAGTCCCAATGTATGATATGTTTGTTGATCCGTCAATTGTGTCGTTATAATCCCAAAATAAGTATAGGTATGGAAAGTCGTTTGGATTGCTAAACACAAATGTACCAGTAAACTCTCCAGATGAATATATTACTGGTATCTCAATTGAGTCTGCCTTAATTATATCTTTATCTTCTGGACCATACAAAACATCAGACACATAGTAATAAAGCTTATTGTTTAATGTTGGAGATAACTCTTTAAATGTACCAGTAGTATCACCTGCTTTTACGGTAACAGTAGATCCGTTATATGGCATATAGTCAACACCTCCAACACCAGTTAGTTGATCAAATATTGCAATATTGTTATTACTAATAACAACATTATCTATATCATAGACGTTACTACCAGTGTACTCAAAAGATTGTTTTGTCATCATAATTTTTATCCGTTTACCATTGGTATAATAACTGAAGGAGAACTTACACCACCTTGTGTTAATAAGAAATCTTTAAATAAATTTCCACAATAACTTACTCTAAATATTACACTTCTAGGTGTAAGACTTGGATTAGAGGCATAAGAAGCATATATAAACTGAGAATATGAACCATTTATTGTCTGACAGTTTACCCAATTTGTTCCAAATCCATTATCTATAATATTTATTGTCCATGATGGTGACAAACTATTTACTGAAAACATAAATGCTGGTCCAATAAAAGCGCTTGAACTAACACTTCTAATAGATGGAGATATATTTAAATCACAATATTGTTTTTGTCTATCAGACAAACTAATTACATATAAACCATTGTAAGGGTCAAATCCACCAAACTTAAAGTTATTAGGATTGTCTCTCATAGTATCTATCCAAAACGATCCCATTCCTTGAGTTGATATAGGTATTACTTGATCACCAATTAGTTTTATTACTGATCCTCTTTTTTCATCTGCAAAATAACAAACATCTCCCCAAGTTGCAAAACTTTCTGGGTTGTCACTTATTCCAAATTCACCAGAATAAGCTACTTGATTACCAAGAACTTCTGGTATAGATGCTATCTGACTACCTCCTACTGCATCATAAAGTAAGTTTTTACCATATAGCACAGATGTTACCTTGTCTTGATGCAGAGTTAATAAGTCAGTATCTCTAGCTTTTAGTTTTTGAACACTACCATATCTTTTATCTAGGTTCTTAAAATTAGCCAATGATAAGTTAAACTCATTTAATCTATTAATTGATGTAGTAGCTTGAAAAACACCGCTATATGTCAAAGATGAAAACTTATGCTCTTCTTCATAGTTTTCTATTACTGATGTAACCCTTGGGCTGTAATTCATTACAGGAGCATTAAACGAATCCTTAATTCTATAAGTTTCTAATCCTGTATTATATGTAAATGAGTTATAGTCACCATTTGGATAGTCTGGATAGTTTATTTGTATTTTTGCACCATTTGTTACAGATGTCTGATCCTGCTCATATATTGTATAAGAAACAGATCCTGGGTATGAAGGTGACACAGACATTGATGGGGTAACGTCAATTGCATATCTATTAGGTGTGCCTATTATCGTATGAGCGGTTGTAGAGGAAACACCAGTAGTATTAATGTATATAGTATCACCAACACTAAAATAGTGAGGCCATTCCTTTGTTGATTGAGTTAGTCTTGTACTACTGCTTGGACCATTAGATCTACCAGTAAAGAACCATCTTGATATGTGTTTTCCATTTTTAATTGGAAATGTTCTTGATAACTCGTGAAATATTTCTGTTTCAGTATCTAGTGGTACTGTTTCAAAAATTATGGAATTTACTGGAAAAATTTGATTAATTGTAAAACTAACTTCAAATAGATTTTGTTTACAACCATTTTTATTTCCATAACCCATCATAAACATTGTAATTCTTTGAGAACTAGGGTTATATGTTACTTGATTTGTAGTGTTACCATTGTTAGGTGTTATTTGAGATACTAGACCGCTTGTTTCTCTAAACCAAATTGGTTTTGATCCTTGGTTTGTGTTATTTAAATCTTTAGAAATAAATGTTGTCCATGCTCCAGATTCAACAAACCATTCCTCTATATTTTCATATGATTGAGGTGAAATGAATGTTTGAGGATTAGAATATGCATTATTATTAAACCTATCATTTAATACTCTAATTGTAATTACTGCTTGAGAAGCTATAGGTCCAGAAAAATTACCAGATAAAACTGCCATTCCACCATTTAGACCTTCTGTAAATCCATATACACTAGAATTAGTTATTGATGATGAACCAAAATAATTAGATCCCATTCCTACACCAACAGCTGTTGGTGCTGGTATACGAGTTCTGCCTCCTATCTTCCATTTATCTCCAACTGTAAAATTGTTACTATTAAATTGTATAAAAAACGAAGACCAATTTGCGGTAACATTTATAGGTAATCCGTTAGATTGTCCTGATCCGTATCCGTTTCCATAAAAAGAAATACCTTGAGCGTGAGTTGGTGTTTTTATATTATATACTTTACCAACTACTATAGGTATATCATTAACCTCTATCCAATTTGATACACCGAATAAATCTACGGTATAATTAAATTTATTACCAGGTTTTATTTCTATAGTATATCTTAAGTCCTTACTATAAAAATATTTATTACTTATTATATTTCCTGGAATTGGATTATTAACTCCTGGAACTGTATTTCCAATAAATGGCGATGTTATGTTAGTAGAAAGTGCCGTTGAATCAGAGGCAATTGAACCATAAAAAACTGGTTTTGATGTATAACCAAAAGATGCATTAACATTAGGCCCATTGACTAATGAAGGAACTGAATTTCTTTCATTTCCTGTATTGCAATTTAATTGATTTGTAGCTTGATTTGTAGAAGTAAAAGATTGATTGGTGCTGATTGGTAGAATAGAAATTTCATTAGGCTCTATTCTTATTTTAAAATATAATCCTGCTGAGGCATTTGTTATGTTATTAAATCCAGCTTGTTTTACTTCTAATTCTAATATTTTATATTGTTTATTTGAATAAGTAGGGATAGAATTCTTACCTTTTTTTAATATCACATAATCTCCAACTGCAAATTTATCTCGATCTGATTCATTAATTAAAAAATATCTAAATAGACCATCACATACATACAATCTTGGAAATATATTATAATAATCTTTCCTGTTTTGTTTTAATACTAACCTATAGTTTGTAGCCCATGATGGCGGATTATGATTAATTTCAACTCGTAAACTATTTGCCTTATCAGATGCAGATGGTGGTATATAAACAGCATTGCTCAATATATTACCAGCATTACTTAGAGCAGGCGTAAGAACTGTTGTCATTCTTCCGTACTCGTCAGTATACACTATTCCAACTTCATAATCTCTATCACTTCTAAATGATCTCTTAGGTCTATTTCCTGATATTGATTCTGAATAATAACTAACTTTAAAATTAATATTTATATCAACATCATTTTCATTAGTTATATTTCTAAACTGAAGATAGTTTCCATATATCAATCTATTTCCAATAATATCTTGAGCAAGTGCCTTTAATGGAACATTATCAAATAATCTAGTCAATTGATCATTAGAAAGAGTAGTAAGTATCTTATTATTTCTAAATGTAAACGAGTACGTTGTATTGTCTTGTATATTGAGTTCGTCTTTATTAAAGCTATCAATAACCATAACGTTTAAGCTTCTGGTATCTCTAACTAAAAGTTGTATTTCTTTTACAAACTCGTTTCCAGTTTCAAAATGAATATCAATATTATTTTTTTGATTAATCATCCCTAAATTATCACCAGTCTCGTAGTCTATAGCAAATGCTCCAGCATCAAATCCAACTGCTGAGAATGGAGACATTGAGCTATACTCATTATCAATGTACTTGTATCTATAACTAAAGTACACAAACTTTTCTTTTAGATTTGTAGAGTCTGGATTATTACTTTGAGATAATGAGATATATGGAGCATTAAGCGGAGGAGTCATGATAACACTAATGTCATCAGCTATTGATGGATCATCAGCTGTGTACCCCTTGCATCTGTTTATGTTTATTCTTCTAGGCGGATTATAGTTATCTGTCCAAAACAAGTAGTTGTTACCGTCTTCACCTTCAATATAGTTTATACCCGTAACAACATAATTTGCATTAAAGTTTAATGGACTTCCAGGGTTTGGCTTAGAACACTGTAGAACTCTAGTTACTTGTCCTTGACCACCATTACTAGCTAAACTTAGCTCAAATATAGCGTCAAACTCATTTGCGGTTACCAGCCAATATATTAATCCCTTTGGTTCATATACAACGGCTCCTATAACAATAGGATTGGTAACATTAGGTGATGTTACTAATTGTGAAATAGCTGATGACTGTAAGTTACCATAAGCATTTTGAATTGCACCAACATCTCCAGATGCGTAACTATTTACAGTTACGTTCTGTGCAGATATATATGAGCCATTAGGCAATAACCTCTCATCGAGGTCTTGATTCATTACTCCTTTTTGAAATGTTCTACTAATGTCAGCCATTATTATTTAATCCATTTATCTCTACCTCTAAGACTCATTAATAGTCTAGACGGATGAATATTGCTTAATCTAATTTTTGCGTTTCTTAGGTTGGAAGACTTCTCTTTTTTAGCTCTATTTACGATATACTCTTGAACGCCTGTTTTATTGTTTAGTACAGCCCATTTTAAGTATGAATAAATATATTCCTCGGCTAACTTGTTAATACTGATCAATGCATCGTCTCCATTCTCCATTCCATCAGATATGTACTCTAAGACAATCTTTCCGTTTTCAACACCAGTACTAAAGTCAATTACACCAGCAGCTTTGTTGATTGTGAATCTAGGATTACGATTTGCATCTTCAGTATTTAGACCAAATCTCCCTCCAATATTGTAACCAAAGTACCAGTCACCCTCGAATGACCATCCATAGTAACCATTATATGGTCCAGCACCAGTGTATAGTTGCTTGTCTTGTCTAAGTATGTCAAGTTTTGATGTACCTGTAACAACTTCTCCGTTTGAATCAAAAACAATATCTAGGTTGTTGTCTTGAATGTATGCTGTTGCAGTAATTGCGTTTCTACTTTCAACCAAAGGAATAAGTACGTTACCCTTTAACATTGAGATACGAACATAGTTAACGTAGTCTGGAGGAAGAACCATCTTAAGTTCCTCTCCTAGCTCTAGCTCCATTACTTTAATATTTCTTAGAGCGTCATAGTTTATCTCTTGAATTGCTCTCTTAGCATGAAAGCGTATATTGTATATCTCAACATTGTTAACTAACTTATCGTTACCTACATACATCAACATAAAGTTATTGATTATGTCTTTTAATGTAACATACTGATAGCTACCCCAATTAGCATCTTGCGGTTGAGCTCCGTTATTTGTATAGTACTGATAGTTAGTTATATATGGCATCTGTTATTGTGTTTGTTGTGCTGTTTGTATCTCCTCTGCTTTAGCGTCTTGAACAACTTCAGACTCTCTGATAGATAGACCAGCATATTGTAATATTTTAGAAACAAGATTAGGTAACTCCTCATATGGAACTTCAAAATCTTGAAACTGCGCATTTGTTGGATCATATAATGGCTCACCATTTGATATTATATTATATGTCCAGTTTGGATCTTGAGGATATCTAACATATCTAATCTGAATATTAGTGGCATTGCTTACAGAAGGAGATATCGGATTCATTAATGAATTTGGATACACAGTAACAGCTCCTGGATCAGACATAACTATATATGCTGGATAGCTAGCCGTTGGAGCAGTTAAATTGGAATTTAAAATATTTAATATTTTAGAATGATCAGCCCTATCTACTTCAACATTATTGTTATATATTATTTTTTCTATGTAATAGTAATGTGGAGGTAAATCCAATGTGCCAGTCAGTGGATTATAATTCATTGTTTGATATTCAGAAAATTTATCTATTATTTCTGAAACTCTTTTTGATATGTTTGAGTAACCCTCACCATGATAACGAGAATTCTGTTTGATTATAGCGTTGCTATATTCATACATATACTTTTGAAATATATCTAACTGCGCTTGTCTAGCATATGTATTGAACTCCATAGGAGTTATATAACCCCTATTATCCTTGTTCAATATAAACATGACGTTATTGCGAACTTCGTTGATCATGGAAATGCTTTTTACAAAGATAAATAAAAAAAGGCACTTTGTGAGAGTGCCTTTCTTTCAAAAAAGTAAACGCTATTAAGCGATTGCTACAGATGTAATTAATTGTTGAGTAGCACCAACCAATGGAAGTGCTGGAACAATAATAGCATCTGGATTTGAAGATGCGCTATTTGCAAGAGCCAAAGCATTAACAACTGCATAGTGAGATGCATAAGTAGCATCAGCAGTAGTAAATGTAATGGTAATCTCATCAGCAGTAGCAACACCACCTACAGCAGTCAAAACTAATGTTGACGTAGTAGGCATTGTGATTAAATAATCAGCATTAGCTGAAATTAATGCTTTTGGAAGTGCGTTAGCAGCTCCAATAGTAAATTGTAAAAACTTCTTGTTCATTTTAAAACGTTTTAAAAATTAATGCTACAAATATACTAATTCTCAGAGAATTTATTTTCTAAGAACTTGTATAGGTCAACACCTTCATCAGACTGCAAGTAAGATGACAATAGATAAACAGGATCTTCACCAAATGGAACAGTAAGGAGTTTTTTCTTATTGTCCTTTAGGTTGTAAAAGATTTCTTTTTTATTGTTTCTAAATGCTAAGTATCCATCAGACAACGCTCTAGCTGCATAGCTAGTAACTTTAATTGTAGGGTCATTTACCGCTTCCATAAAGTCTTGAGGGTATCTCTTAGCATACAACATCATGTCTCTTCTAATCTCAGATACTTTCATTGTATCAACAGATCCACCAAGAAGTAATCTAGCGATTGGCTCTATCTCCTCAAAAGGCATCTCTCTTGCAATTAACTGAGCATCTAGAACATCATACATATGTTTTATTTCTTGTTGAGCGTCTTTCTCTTGATCAAATTCATAGAATTCTACTCCATTACCAGGATGATAATGTAAGAATTCTTGTAGTACTGGATTATTTTTTGGAACAATCAATGTGCCATCTTCAAAAATAATCGGCTCAATAATAACGTTATCACCTTGCTCATCTTGAAATGGTGAATTTGCATTTCTAGCATAACGAAGAGGTCTATTTGTATTTGTCTCTTCATCATAGTATAATAATCTTGCTCTTGGGGTATCCCTTGAAGAAAGGAAATAAGTTAATGGACTTTTACCATCTTTTAAAAGATATGTTCTATCTTTTGGTTCTAACACAGATTTTCTTGTTGTTTTCATTTGATATAATTTAATTTATTAATAATAAAAAGGGAGAGGAACTAGTCCCCTCCCTTAGTTTTTCAATTATCCCTTGAAGATAACGAAGTTGTTAGCACCAAGTGTACAAAGCGCTCTTTCAGACAAGAAGTTAACTTGCATTGCATCAAGATCGCTAGTTGCAGCACCACCAGCTGAACCAGTCATCCAAGTTTTGTATCTACGATCTTCAGCCTCAGAAGCTCTAAAACGCACGTGTAAGAACGGACGTCTAGCGTTTTTACCAAGAACTTGATCGTAAACAGTCATTGTTCCAGCAGGAACCAATACACCGTTAACTACACCACCAACTAAACCTCCACGAAGAGTTGCATCGTTAAGGTATTTCCAGTCAGTTTTGTAGAACTCGTATCCTCTCTTGAATCCAGAGAAACCAAGGTTCAATGCCATCTCCTCACTGTTATCAAATAAACCGTAAGAAGTACCACCAGCTCCGTAAGAGTTTTGAGCAGCCAACATATCATCGATATCGAAAGAGAACTGACGATTCAAGAATAATACGTTTTCAGCGATAGCACCTTGTCTGTCTAATCTTTGAATGATAGTGTCAAAGTCAGCCAATGAAGATGGATTACCACCAGACCAAATGTTACCTCTAGTCTCAATAGCATCAAATAAACCTTGAGTACCAGCAGCTGTAGAACCAGCAGTTGTAGAACCAGTTGCAGGAACAGTGCTAGGAGAAAGGTAAGCTAATGCATCAGAACCAGCTTGAGCAGGTACACCTTCAACCATTGCCATTTCAAGATAATCCTCAAAACGTAAACGAGTTTCGTGCTCTGACTTCATGTACCATAAGTACCCAGTAGCTCCATTTTCTGTAGTTACTTCAACCCATCCAACTTGAGCCATGTCAGAACCAGATACAACATATGTATCTTTAATGATAATTGGTTTAACATCAAAGAATAAGTCTTCAGCCTCTAAAGATCCTACCATTCCAGTATCTCCCTTTCTAAACTCAGAACCGTAAACAAATACAGTTACAAGTTCAGTAGTTTGAGTAAATGGAGAACCAGATGCGTTGTAAAATTTAACAGTAAATGTAGTACCAGAAGGAGATACAGAACTAATAACACCTTTAGCAGAGTTTGCAGCTACTGATTGAGATGAAATAAATACTGTTTGATTTACTCTAAAGTTACATACAGTCAATGGAGAGGTAATAGGCATAGCAAAAGTTGCTGTGTCTGAACCAGCTGGGTCATTTGGAACGACATTTGTGTACTTTGTATGTAAACGACCTTGCTCTGCCCATTTAATCATGTCAGAGTTTGTAGGAAGTTCAGCACCAACCATACGCAAGAAAGATGCGATTGATCTGTTTCCATAACGCTCAAATTCTTGCTCGTAAGTATCTGGAAGATACTGATTCAAGAAGTTAAAGTTTGTAATATAATTTGAAGACAATGTTGCCTTCACCGCACTAGGTGTGATTGCTACACCTGGGCTTAATGCTAATGTACCAGCCATTTTTTAAAAATTTAAAAGTTTAACGTTTTTTAATTACTAATCTACTTCCTCTGTCTGGATCTATTACTCTAATCTTTACTCCCTCTGATGGTGTAGATTGAGTTGCTTGACGAGTCATGTCAATATTTTTAGACTCCTTAGCAACATTTCCTACCGCATCTGCCATACCTTTTTCATAAAAGAATTTGGCAAACTTATCAGGATTTCTAGCTATTGAAATAGAACGGTGAAAGGCTTCAGCATCTGCAAGATATCCTTTTTCATCAAGGAATTGTGAAACAAAGTTCCTTAAATCATTTTGTTCTTGCAGTAAGTTCTTACTATCTCCTGGCTTATAAACCAACTTCTTGTTCTCATCGACATTAAATTTGAAACCTTCAAATTTGTCAGAGAAAAGTTCTTGAGTTTTTTTAGAGAAGAATTCTGATCTTCTTGCGTTTTCTTCCTCCATAGACTTGGAAGACTCTTTATATCTCTTGAAAGCATCGTAGTTTTCTTTTTCTTCCTGTGGAACAAATGTTTCCCTTGACTCAAGTGGAACCCTGTATTGTTCTTTAAGGTCGTTAAAGTACTTCTTAGCTTTTGAGAGCTCTTTTTTCTTTGCTAATCGTTTCTTCTTGATTTCTTTTTCATCATCGAAGTCTTCATCATAAGCAAATCTATCTGAAACATCAAACTTAATGTCTTCTGGTTCTAGATCTGGATTTTGCTCACGCTGATATTCAAAAAGCAAAGACTCTTCGTCCATTTCATCGTAGTTCTTATTCAAACGAATAAAATCTTCGATTCCACGTCCTGTATCTTTTTTGTACTTTAGAAACGCAGAAACATCTTCGGGTAAATCCTCGTTTTGTTGTCTCTGCTCAAACAACTCATCTAAGTTGTTTATCTCTCTATTGTACCTTTGTCCAATATATGAAAGAACTTTACTATCATCAATTTCGTCAACAGGTGTTGACTCATTTGTTTCTGTAATAACTGTCTCTACAGTTTCTGGTGTAGTTACAATTGTTTCTACTGTCTCTGAAGGTTCAGCAACAACACCAGTCGATTCCTCGTGTTGTTTTAATAATTGTTCCTCAACTTCGGCAACAGACTTTTCTTCAAAGTCTACCGCCCTTACTTTAATTTCTCCTTCCATGTTAATTTAATTTAATTTTTACAAAGTTAATAATAATTTTATTACTCATTTTCGTAGAACATTGACTGCGAGTCTTCTGTGTGCCACTTCTCGTAACCCTCGCAATTAAAGTACTCGTTGTTTACTAAATAGTTTGGTTTTTCTGGGAATGGTTTAGTTACAAATGAAGGCTCAGACCATTTTATCCTATTGTTAGGTTGTAATGCAATTTGACCATTATCAAGAAGTATTATATGATGTGACTTGTGCTCAAGTCCATCCTCAGCTAATGAAAGATCAGTATTTAAGTCGTTAGCTCCCCAGTTTATTGTAGCATAGTAACTACCAGAGTACCAATTTCTATCCTTCATGTATACATCAACCTTAGTGTCATAAACATAAGAAAGATGCAATAACGTAAAGTTATAAGAAAAACAATTCCATATCTGTAGGTAATGGAACGGCAAATCTGGATCTGGAGTCTTAGGTTCTGTAAGTAATGCGTGTGATGGAAGTTTATCTCTCATTACACCATTTTCAAGTAACACTTGAAATAATGCAGCCTGTCCAGGCATACACCTTACGGACATTATAACTCCTGGTGTAAACTCACCATGACCTTCTTTGAATTGGTACATGTACTCATTCCTAACAAATACTTTGAGAGGAAAAAAGTTGTGTTCTATGTATGCCATACTACTTTGGTTCGAAAGACTCTAAATCAAATCCATCTAGAGAATCTTCAGTGCTCTCAAAGTTAATTGGAGGAAGATTGTTTTTTCTTTGATTAATTAATTCAGATTGTCTTGATGCTTGGATATCAACTCTTTTATCTTTAGCTTTCTCTTTATCTTCATCTCTCTTTTTAAGTTCTTCAGACTCCATGCCTTTTAATTGCATGTTGTACTGGAACTCAAGATCCATTAGCTCTCTTTTCATATCAACCTCAGCCCTCATTCTCATTATATCATAATTAGCTTCAGCCTCTTTAATCTGAATTTTACTTTGAGCCTCCATTTGTAGCAATTGAGCCTTAGACTCAGCAGCAGCTTGTTGTGACTGCATGTTAGTCTGCATTTGCATTTGGTACTCCATCTGCTTGTCCTTTTGTTGCTGCTCAATTCTTCTCTTTCTTTTCATCTTCAACAACTCATTAGCCAACTTAATATTCTTGATGTTTCTAATATCAATAGCATCTTCTAGATCAATTGTTTGTTGTTGTAGAGCAACTTGAATGTTAGCTTCAAGCATTTGTCTCTCATCCTCATCTGGATCAAGGTCAATGAATATACCGAAATCAAATAAGTAAAGTTCTCTCATCTCATCGAGAATAGATATGTTATACTTACCAATTTGCATTGCAAACTCTTCAGCAAAGTCAGAGTACTCTAGTATATCGGCAACTCTAATAGAAACACATTCAGCCAATCTCTTTGTGATGTTTAGGTTTCCTTCTAAGATATGTCTTGTAGCTGTGTTAGAGTTCATGGCAGCCATCTTCTGTATGCCAACTAAAGCATCTGGATTAGGCGTGCTTCCGTCTCTTGCCTCATTAATACCAGTCACATCTCTAATCATGCTTAGATAGTGATTGTAGTTATTTATAAGAGAAGACATCTTAGCTTGTCCACTATTTGTGTTTAACTCTTGAATTGGAATTCTAGCATTGTTAAACTCACCATCTTGAGTATAGCTTCTACCAATAACACTACCAGTTTGAAAGTAAAGTTTCAATGCATCCTCTGGATTGTATGCAGCACCAGTTCCAAGGTCAACCTCATTAATACCATCGGCATCAATAAATACACCATCTGGAACTACTCTTGCTGTAACTTGCTGTAGCTTTAAGTGTGTCAACTGAATCTGATCAGCAAATGGAATCATACGTCTAACTAATGACTCCATTGCTCCCTTATACATTCTAGGAGCAAAAGCTACATAGTTAGGATAAGCTCTTTGAGATGCTGACTTAGGACGAACCATGTTACGCATCATCTCCCACTTGAGTATAATATTTGTACCAGCCACAAGAACACCCTCATACCACACATCTCTAACTGCCTCTACTCTTTCAAATGGCATTCCATCTTCCATTGGTGGATTAAAATCTTCATCCTTCCTAATTACTCTCTCTCCACCATTCTCTAGTAATTTCTTCTTCCAAACAAACTTCTTGCTTGCCTTGTAGTTAAAGTATATAAGTGTTACGATTTCGTTTGTAAAGTAATCATCTTGATAGTTTCTGATAATAGGAAAGTATGTGTACCAAGCAGCACTACTATTTCTAATCTCGTTTAATTGCTCTTCAGTAAGTGTAGGATCAATCTTTAGAACCTCTGTGTAGTGCATCTGCTTAACCTCACCAAAATAGTAACAATCTGAGAAGTCATTCTTCTCAGTGTAGCTATGAATCCAGTTTGCAGGGTCAACGTATTCAACCTTTAATCCATCGTTAACTAAGAAAGAATGCTTAACAACAGATACGCCAAGCGTCACTAAGTCATAGTTCATTAGTTTTCTTAGCTCATCGTAACTGTTCATCTCAAATATAGTGTCAATAGCAATCTCATTAGCTATCTCTATACTCGGCTTGTACTTGATTTGCATGTACAACTCAAGCTCTTCATCAGTATCTGGAAGTTCTTTTGGATCAACATTAAATGCATTTACACCAAACTGATCTTGAGTCATTTGTAAGAAATCTTTGGCTACCATGTCAGCCTCAATCATTTCTTGGAATATATTCTTTTTCTCAGCAGACATTACGTCTTGAGCTTCTGTCCTAACTTTAAACAGTCTATCAGACATTCCATTAACAACAACGTCAACGAACTTAGGAATAACAGGAACTGGAGTCCAGTCTAAGTTCATCATTGACATGTCACCATTTATAGCTAACTCATCCTTGTACTTTTGTACTGGCTGTTGACCACGAGCATAAAGTCTTAATCTGTGGAACTCACCCCACTGATCATAAAACCTACAGGTATTATTTTTTCTCTTGAACCATTCTCCTTCAATGGCCTTGCCAACACTTAAGCCGTACTTAACTGTTTGCTTCTCTTCATCCGATACCATTTGGCTTGGAAACGGATTTTGATATATGACAACGGATGGTTTCTCCATTCTATTCTATAATTTTGCTGTGACTGCCCTGATTATTATATCTTACAAATTTAATACTAATTTTTGATTCTTTTCTCTCTGGAGTAAACATATGTCTTCTTGTTGCCATTATTGCTAATCCAGAACTAATTGAAGCATCGTATTTGGTCCTGTTCATTGGGTCAAACCTGGCCCAATCCTCAAGAGTTTTATTGAAGTACATGGACCCAATAGTCTCTGGATCTCTATACGTACCCTCTGTATCAAAACCTACGTACTCTTCGATGTAAGACTCTATACATGACGCATGAGCTTGTCTAACGTCCTCGCTAGAGTTTGGTATACCACCTATCTCAAGCTCAGTTTTTGATAGCTTATTCATGTTCTTATCTGGCCTATTCATAGCAAACCCCCTGTATCCCCTATTCTTAAAGTGATACAATAGTCTAGCCTTGTTGTTCTCTGCAAGTATTGGCATTCCATAAAAGTGACAAGCCATTAGTACATCCTCAAAAAATATTTCAGCTGTTTGTGGCCTAGCTATGTACTCTAAAAAGAATTCATTAGTTGGACCTTCAGACATGTGAAACTTGGTCATACCATGGAGAGCACCGTTAGAACCACCTCCTCCAACAACACCCGATATGTCATAAGGGTCACAACCAAACGCTCCCATATGTTCATTACCTGGATATTTTTTCCCATTTTTAGTTATAACATTATTTCTTAAATTCTGTTTTGGTATCCATGACACCAAGAACCTACCATTCTTATCTGGAGTCCATATCACCTCAGTGTCTTTCTCACCGTTCTTCCAGTGGAAGTATCCTCTAGTCAAGAACTTCTCCTTGATTAGAGAGTCGTTATAGTCAATCTGCTGATATATCTTAGTCAAGTTGAATATAGACTGCTTAGACTCGTCTCTAAACGCATGAGACTCAGTCCTAGGAAACTGTCTATAGAACTCGTTAAGGGCATCAGAGTCTGATTTGAGTGCGTTAACCTCGTTGTTCCACCAAGTTATTACACCTGTACTTATCATCTCTCCATCTATACCCTTTATAGGTTTTTCTGGATTATCAAATACTGGCCATCCAAACTCATCGATGTATCCCTCAACGTTCCACTCCATTGGAATAAACAACGAGTATAGACCACTCTTGGTCTGATCATTAGCCGATCTCTGGGCCACACTACTATCATTGTATAGCTTCTTAAAGTTCTCACCGCCCTTTGGTAGTGCGTTTGACGTTGATCCCATCATACACTTACCAATGACCTTAGCTCCCAAACGCAAACAGGTCTTTGTTACTCTCCAGTTATTTAAAATGTTCTCTGGCTTTTCCCACTTACCACTCTCGTCATGAACAAGCAACAATAGTTTCTCACCATCGTAGCTGTTATCGGCTGTGTTCTTCCAGTCAATAGTTGTGTCTAGTCCCTCTATGTCCTCAGTCTTTTCCTCGTCCATATTCTTCCTAGTAATCTTACTAGCAGGTACACGAAACGCCAGCTCAGTTTTTGGATTATCCATACCGTCCTGTATTGGCTTGAAGAAGAACGGATAGTTTCTTATGATTGGTACAACCTTGTCGGTAAACATCTTCTTGGCATCGCTACCAGTCTTTGATAGTATGCCTATTCTAGAGTCCCTTACAATTGTACCTGTATTGCACGTCTCAGCTGAACTCATAAAAGAGAATCCAGAACGTCTGTTCTTTAGGTAGCACATACCAAACGATCTGTTGTCCGCCTTGCATGCCTCCCAAAATATATAAAATATTCTGTTTGACTCCCTAAAGTCTGGAAGACCAATATCAATCTTGGTCCATTGTAAATACATATAGTGAGTTCCAGTTATGTACGTTGGCTTTCCGTTATTTACAAACCAAAATCCATTGTCTCTCCTATCAAACTCATTCTCTATATAGTCTACGTACTGAACCTTGAATGCGTTGTCCTTTCTATTCCAATCGAATATGCTCTTTATTCTTTGAAGTTCTTTTGGATACTCAACAGCCTCCCACTTTGAACCTCTATCTTCTACCTTGTCTGGAACAGATGGTAGAGCTATCTTTAGTCCGCTTATATTGTATATATCACCTATTGTTCCATCTTTAGATATAACTACAAGGTCATGATCTTTATTGTATCCATACTCCCAGTTCTTCCTCCTATTTTTATTAGAGATTGTAGACTTACTTACATAGTCCTCAAGAACAGTATACAGATTATTTTCCATTCTTTATTTTTGCTTTGCCCTCTGCAAAACCATGCTTACCAAATTCAATTTGTGCAACAGGTTGCTGCGTATCTTTGTTCTCTTCCTCGTCAATCTTACCAAGCATATATATGGCATCCTCAAATGCAAGTCTCTTTGCTGATGCCGCATTTTTTAACTTATCAGCAGATATGTCATCCTCAGCATGAGTGATTATTGGTTCCTTAAGAACCTTTATCAACTCATCAACAGCTATCTTTGCAGCCTGTATTAACTCTATTTTTTTAGACATATATTCTTGTTATACATTCTATAAAGTACTTCATCGTCTATTCTGAACTCGTACTCACTATCTGGTGAAAAAGCTACAATATCACCCCTTGATACATCTTTAAGCAAATCATTAAAGTATACTAGTTCACCCCATAATTCTTCCCTTGATCCAGTGGTTGAGATAACCTTGTCTTGATTTTTTATAGGTCTTACAAAGCAAAATGGATATGGTGACATCCATTCTCCTTCTGGATCTTTGTACAGATATAACTGATCAGACTCTATAATAAAGTAATCATCAAACAAGTGATGCCAGCTACTCTTCTGGTTACCCTTCATGTCATAGTAGAACTTAAATACGTTATGATGAACTATCACATGATCGCCACTCTTTATTGGACCATCATAGTTTATTGGAACAGAAACAACCACACCGAGTCTGTTAGATACAGTGTGGTCTTCCTGTGATGTGCTTATAATAAAATCAACTTCACCATACTTACGTATGTTGTCATAACGCCTACTATTGTAAGGTTTTATGATAAAATGATGTGGAGACTTCATTAGAAATCTATGTTGTACTCAATAGATACTGGCATTGAAGCAGAGAAACTTTTCCACTTTACAATCTCCTTGTCTTGATTCAATATATAAATAGATATAGATGAATCAGACTCCATTAATATAGTGTCTATGGATCCGTTTCCTCTTAGGACATCTTGACCTACTACATAGTGCATTGACTTCATGTAGTCAGGACCTACTGATATTTTTCTAATTATATTCACCTGTTTGAAGATTGATTTTAATGTCTCCATATTTAGACACTAACTCATCTTGAAACTGTGATAAATCAAAAGCAGATGTTTCTAGATTAGCTAATGATGCCATCTTTTGACTTTTCATTCGTTCAAATGAAACTTCAATGTCAGCGATTTGGAATTTAAGATCTCTGTAAGTTTGATTTAAAGATCTAAGTTTGTCTAACTCTTCTTGAGTAATTTTTTTTTCTTTTGCCATTTTATTTAATTTAGAATTACGTCACAAATATAGTAAAATTTAGTGACAAATTACATAGATATGTACCAAGTAGTGTCGCTATTATTATACTGAAAACAAACTGGAGTATGTGCAGTTAAAGAAGATGGTGCGCCAACAATTGATCCGCCAGGAGTAACCCAAGTAGTAGTAGGTCTGTTTACAGTAGACATAATAACATACTTAAGGCCATCAATATTAGAACTAGCGGTTGGCAATGTAATTGCAAAGTTTGCACCAGCAGTACCAGTAAAGTATGTATTAATGTTTGCTATTGTAGCAGCAATCAGAGTGTTTGTAGATACAATAGACGGTGTCTGAGTTAAGTTAACTACATCCTGCATCTTAAAGTTAACAGTTTCACCTGTTGAATTCTTTGTTCCAAACAACAAGTCATTTACACTTGGTGTTTTTATCTGATAATTTGCTGCTTTCATCGTCCTTGTCCTTTATATTTTTTCTTATAGTTCTTTGATGTCTTTAAAACAGATGTCTTAGTCTTGGCATGTACGCCAGGTCTTTCCACGTGTTTTTTATCAAATGATTTTACCTCTAGTGTTTTCTTGCTCATCTGTTTCTAAGTGTAAAGTTAATAAAAGTAATTGAATAAAAATTTCTGCATACGTCAACGTCAATAGCAAAGAACCTTACAGGACCAAGTATAACTCTTATACTTACGTGTCCCCAGATCTCTCTAAACCAGTGACTCTTGAATTTCATAGGTTCTTAAGCATTTGAATCATTCGTGGACAAGGGTATATGTCAGACTTATCCTTACGAACCGAGTTGTGTGTATATATACCTGGAGTTCCTTTGAATGCCTCCTTATCTATCTTCCAAATTTCTTCTCTGTAGTTCTTAGGTATGTTATATGTTTCGCACAAGTAGTTTAATAGCTGTCTAGTGCTCTCTATTTGCTCGTCAGTATACTTGTACCATAAAACATGACCTTTATATGGCTTATCTAATGTTGTAACCATAGATGGATCAACAACACCATTTACGTAGTTATAGTACTTTCCATTCTTAAGCTTTAGTGGTCCCCAGTTACAAATTTCAATACCTACTGAAAGTTTGTTTAGGTTCTGATACTTCGCTCCGTTTACAACAAAGTCCTCAGCATCTACACCCAAGTGCCATGCCCAGTGTCTAGAAGAGAAGCACTGAACAATCGTTCCTCTCTCACCAATAACAAATGCTGTAGCTATTCTTGAGTCATTACTATTCCAAAACTTGGATACAGCAACAGGATTACCTCCACCAGCTGTGTGATGCAGGTATACTTGAAGTTTTTTACTATCCTCAGCAAAGTACTGATTGCTAGATAGCCTCTCCTGTACTATCTTGGTTATGTCTAATTCCATCTAGATCTTTTTTAATTTCTTTTGCTCTGGCAAACAAATTCTTCATTGCCTGCCATAAATCTAATCCCTTAACGGCCTTATAGTTCTCGTTAATGCTCATTACCTCAATACTTATAAGTATTAATGAAACAACCTTTGTCAACATTAGATCAACAGAAAAAAATTGTTTCATTATATCATTCATTATGAAATGATCAATTAAGAAGAATGTAAGTAGTGTAATCTGATACAATGCCATCTTTGATGCGATTGCACTGGCTCCACGACTTGTTACTGGTATTTTATGTTTTTTAGCCTTCCATATACCTGTAACTGTATCTAGTAATATAACAAAACCTATAAGCATAGATAAACCAAATATTGGCATAAAGAATGTTGTTACTGTCATTATAATATGAGGCGTGAATTTTTTAAACGATGATGCTAGTATGATTAGTTGTATTTTCATGGGATAGGTACAATGCTTTTCTTGATGATTTTTACTATGACATATATTAGTATAATTATGAATAATATTCCACCTAGTACAGCAAAAAAGTTAACCCACCATGGTATGTACTTTATACGCTCTGGTTTTTGAGTTTTAGTTACAAGTTTTGTCTTGTAAATAGTGTTTCCTTTTATTGTTCTGTATATAGTATCAGTCCTAGCGATAACCTTGTACTTATTATTTCTTATTCTAGACTGAAGCTTTAGTATTGTACCATCTTTTTCAGATAGTCTACTCGCGTATACATTACCTAATGAATCACAGAATAATGTATCTTCTATATAAACTGTTTCTCCTGGAAGCTTTATAGTCGTATCGCGATATGAAATAACTGTAACTGTGCTATCTTTCTGTGTACACAAAGGGCAGTACTTCTCTAGCCTACGCTCAATTGAGCAAGAAAAAAGAAATAAAAACAGAATGGAAATGAGTATATATTTCATACTCACAAAGATAACTATTTTAATTCATAGTATATTTTCATTGTATCATCCACTAGAATGATACCCTTATCCGTTTCAACGTGAAGTTGTGTATCACTGATGACCTCGATAGGTCCTATGATCGTGTACTCTATTTCGTTATGTGTAAACTTAGACTGCATATTTAGATACATTCACGTTAATAAAATTAGTGATCTCAGTAGTAGCAAAATTTTGTATTGCAAATAATAGATAATAAGTATTGCTAGAATTAAATGGTACTAATGTATATGCTCCATTTGTTACATCTGATGAGATTAATGTACTAGGTGAGTAGCAGTAAAGGTTACCACTAATTAAAGGGAAGTCTCTCCAAAATGTTTGAATCTGTAATGAGGTCATGTTAGCTGCTGATGCTATCAATGTTGCACCACTTAAACTATTGGATGTGTTAATGTACATCCTGATGTTAGTAGTACCACTACTTACACTCTTAAATGCCTTACTTCTAATTTGTAATACATTCCCATTCACTAACTTGTTAGCAGTTATAATTTGACTAGCACTAATAGTATTAGCTATTGTACCTGTTACCTGTGTACCTATTTGATTCCCTATCAATACATATGGGCTAGAATCAATATTGATATTACCACTACCTAGTAAAGATGTTGAGTTGATGGTCTTAATGCTAGTGCCACTAACCAGTTCAGTTTGTATTCCAGCACCTGATATAGATTTATTCTGCCATAAATCAGTGGCTAAGTCATACTGTAGTATGTCATTATCAGCAAGTCCAGATATCTGAACGTCATGGAGCTCATCTAATTCGTATCCATTCTGTACCCTAACATACATTCTTCCAGCACTTCCATTACTTGCTGTAGTTACAAATCCTAAATAAACCAAGTGATTTGGAGCGTGAGGCTTGATATTCGTAATTGATCCTGCTGTTGCACCTAAATACACAGGATCACCATCAGCCCATGTTGACGTTGGAAGAATACTCAATCCGTCAAGCTGACCATTAAGTATAATAAATCCCTTTTGGTTAGCTCCAATTGATGTAGACAATACTAGACCTACCGTTTGAGCTGAAGTAGCGTCAGACGTGTTGTATGCAAGCTTAACCTTTAGTCTGTCACCTTGTCCTCCAAACGCATATACTGGTTGACCTTTTGTTATTGTTATAGACTCAGCGTTTGTTACGTATGCAAGTAGTGTATTTGGTGACGTACCTATAACTTGAAAAACATTTAACGTTGAGTTATATACACAAAGCATTTCTGCTCCGTCCTCAATGTCACCACCTATTAATTGACCGTCATTATTTCTATACATTGTAATGGTACCAAGCCCATTAATATTTAATGTAGATCCTGTGGTATTACCATTTGTAAATCTAACAAGATATGCATCACCGTCAGCATAAGAAGTTACTCCAGATATTGATACGGTATACGTGTCTGTACCGCTTGCAGTACCATGAGGTATACTACCACTACCACCACCACTAGAAATAACTTTAGGCTTACCGTCAGATCCGTTTACCTGTAGACCGTTTGGACCAAATATATTTCCACTTGAGTCGGTTACTTGCATCTTAAGAATGATAAGTTTGGACCTTCTTCACCACTAATTATAAATGTAGTGTTTGCGTCTGTTGTTGTGGCTATCAACTGGTCACCCTTATGAAGTATATACACCATATCGTCAGTAACGGTGTCACCATGAGTTAATGAAAGTGAGTATATATCTACAGTTGTAGATGTTGATGAAACATACTTCTGTAGAATTATATCATAGTTAGTAACAGCATTAGAGAATCTTACATAGTTTACTGCACAAACATTCTGGTTCTTACATTCGTATAGAACTGTGCCAGTTAAACTAACCAATCCTTCGTTACTAATAAGAGCCATTACGTTATTATTATTTGGTTAGAACTTCTTAATGTAATAGATTGTATTTCTAAAAAATAATAAGTAACATTAAAATAATAAGATGCTGGAACATCTAGACTTATTTTTATTTCAGTAAAACCTATATAATCTGGAATTAAAACACCATCTTGATACCATAATAAATCTTGAGCTATTGGAGTATAAATTATTTCAGCAGGCTCATAAAAAAGTATATCATCTCTTTGAGATATAAATGGATCTGATAATACTATTTTTCTAGGCTTAGCATCATTAGATGAAGACCCAATACCAGTTGATGTACCTATAAAAGTACCCATCTTACCAAAGAGCTATAATATCAGTAGCTGATGTAGTAGAAGCAAATACTCTAATCACTTGAACAGGTAAAAATGCACCTGCTGCAACATTAGTAAATGTAACGTCATCACCACCTGCTGTTAAAACTCTAATTATACCTCCAGATCCAGAGTATAAAATACAAGGCCATACTTCAGTTGGATATCCAACATATGGTATGTTAACGTTATCATCTGGAGTAACTGGAGCTGCTCTCTCTACCTGTAATTTTTGATATGCCATCTTTAGTTATTTTTTTGTGCTTTTACCATTAGCTCCGTTTCTACCCCTATTGATAGAAGGAGACTCAAGTACAAATTTACCATTTTTTTTCATACTAACATCAGGACCACCTTTTCCGTCAATTCCTCTCTTCCTTCTCTCCTTGGTATGCTCTGCTCTGTACTTCTTCTCAGACTCACTCTTGTTAAGCTCCCTCTGATACTCTCTCCTCTTCTCCGCTGCCGTTGGGTTTGCTGCGTAGTACTTGGATGTCTTGCTCTGTCCCATAAAATATCTTATTAATTAATAGGTTTGGATTGTTTAATTTTTCTTTTCTTTCGCTGCATCCGCAGTCCTCTCCAGCGACTGCTTTAACAACTTTTTCAATTCCAGTGGCCTTGGTTATTGATTGAACAGTATCTCCAAAGCCATAATGCTTTTTAATTATAATCATTTCCTGTACTTTGCTGTTTTCTTTGCAATGCTTTTTGGCTGATCAACAACACTACCAGTGCCACCACCCATTCTCTTTGCCCTTGTAGTTGCAGCGTACTCAGATGAACTCAACGCCTCAATGGCCTTTTTGGGTAGGTATCTCTCTCCAGTCTCTTTACTCGGCTTACCACTCTTTGTGGTCCACTCCTGTTTTGTCCACTTTGACAAACTGTTTGACTCAGACTTCTTACCAACGTACTTGCCTCCAGCCTCTTTATATTTGGCTACAGCTATCTGCGCTTTTCTAGCTGACCACTGACCTGCGTCACCTCCCTTTGTGCCTGACTTAACACTAGACACTATTCTACTCCAAAGCTCTGGATTTTTTTTCTTTGCTACAGACATTCTACGATCCCTTAACCCATTTCTTGCTTGGAGATGCTGTCTTGCTTGGTGACCACTTAACCTTGTCGGCCCAGTATGCAGCACTCATCTTACCCTTAGCAATGTTCTTGGCGTGACGGCTCTTAAATGCCTCACGCTGACCTGCCGTTTGATTGGTCTTAACACCCTGTTGTCCAAAGCGAATAGTCTTCACTTCGTCACCCTGCTTGGCAACAACAATATGACTTTTTGTTGGGTGACTTGGAGTTCTTTTTGGTTTATTGAATCCTTCAACGCCAGCTCTTTCTAATCGAGGGTCTTTCATTTTTTCATCTTCTTCATAGCGGCCTTCATGCCGTACTCCTTAATCATCTCTTTCTTAGACTCAGACTTTTCGTGCTTCATCTTAGCAGACTTGCTTGCATATTTCTCGCCAGTCTTTTTTTCTGTTACCATTTTTTTCATAATTCTTAGTTTATTCCTCTATCCTTAATTGTTCTATTAACTGGCATACCTTCAGCGTTGAATCTGGTTCTCTCCATTCTTCTACCACCTCCAGGCATATTGTTAAATCTTTCTACCTCAACTCTACCACCTCCAGCTGTAGGTCTCTCCATAAGAGTTCCTTCTACCTCTTGACCGTCAAACTCTCTTGAGATGTCGTATCTCTTTCTGTCAAACAAGTCGATAGCGTTGTTTCTGAAAGGAGTTCTGTTGTATCGCTCTTGAGCCATCATCTCTTTAGCATATGCATCCATATATGATGGATTTCTTTCAATTGCATCCATTGATTCTGTACCCAAAGATTCTATAGCAGCTGATTTTAAAGCTTCCATTCTCTGTGAAGGATTACCAGTAACGTTTGATTTTTTAGCTGGCATTTTTTGTGAAGCATTTCCAGTAGCGTTTGACCTCTTAGATGGCATTTTCTGTGAAGGGTCTATAGTAGTTGTTTTTGCAGTTCTATTTTTCATAACTTTGTTTTGAAATACAAATATAATGAAAATAATAAAAAAAAGAAAGAAGCGTGTTGATGCTATATACTATGGTCGTGACACAAAGTATGACTTTCTTAAGAACTGGGGAATGATTAGAAAGTGGGCAATATACCAGTACGGACTTAAATCATCGGCAGATATCGACATGTTGCTATTCTTGTACTCAGAGAAACTATTTACTAGATCAAAGTTTAATGAGTATGCGTCATTTATGTCTTGGGATAGAAGGAGGTTTGATAGACTTCTAAGCGATGGATTCATCTCAATATGGAGAAAAAGAAAGTATGGGGAGTATAACTTATATGAGCTATCTTTCCAGTCTAAAAAGATGATATCTAGTATGTATAGAAAGCTAATTGGGCTAGAACCCTTCCCAGAGACTCCAAGACGAAATAAGGTAATGAAACCAAACGCCTCTTACTCCGAAAGGATGCTAGCCCAAGCTATTAAGAGATTTAATTCAGACTTTAAAGAACACAAACAATGTCCTTCTCCTGAACTACAGTAAACCTGTTGTTGTCAATTAGGACCTCATATGAGTGTACCTTGTCGTACATCACCTTGTCTCCCTTAGACATTCCAACAACGTTTATTCCTGGCTCAACAATTACACCGTAGTGGTATCTCATATCTTGGTACTCGTCACCACTTAGGATTAAACCGCTGTTTGATTTTTTCTGCTCTACAACCTTCTCGATTAGTAGAAATTTATTTAGTACTCTCATCTGCTCTGACGTTTGTTATAATTGCGTTTGTACTCATAATTGTTGTTGCAACAGACACAGCGTTTAGTAGCGCGTTCTTTGTAACCTTAGTCGGGTCAATGATACCCATCTTGATCATGTCACCAGCAACCTCGTTCTTAACGTCATACCCCCATCCCTTATTCTCAAACATATTAAGAGCAATTGACTTAGGGTTCTTTCCTGCGTTGATCAAGATTTGATTAAAAGGAGCGATAAGTGCGTCATACATAATCTTAGATGCTACGTCATCAGTGTCGTCAATCAAAGAAGCACACTCTGCCAGCGCGATACCACCACCTGGAAGTATTCCCTCCTCTAGTGCTGCCATAACCGCATACACAGCGTCATCAATTCTGTCTCTCTTCTCCTTCTGCTCAATGTCGCTCTGTGCACCTACATAGATTACACCGATACCACCAGAAATATTTGCGATTCGCTCTCTCAAGAACTCTCTGTCTACTTGGTCATCAGTCTGATTGATCATATCGTTGAGCTCAACCAAATGATTGTCGATGTCTTCCTTGAACTCTGCCTGGTGCATGAACACCGTCATGTCCTTCTTAACAATAATCTTTGACGCTCTACCTAAGTCAACAAGGTTTACAATAGATAGGTCGTCACCAGTGTCCTCACTGAAGTACGTTCCACCAAGTGCAACAGCTAGGTCTTTTAATAAATCTTTCTGTCTGTATCCAAACGATGGAGGCATGATGTTGCAAGCCTTAATCTTGCCTTGGTATACGTTAACGTTTAACGTCTGTAGTGCGTTTGGTCCCAAGTTACCGATAATCAACAATGACTTTCCTTGAGATACAATTGGAGCCAATATCTTCTCTAGATTAGAGATATTGTTGATCTCATGGTCGCAAATCAATACGTATGGATTCTCAAGAACACACTCCTGCTTCTTTTGATCAGTAATAAAGTAAGGAGAAGTGTATCCCCTCTCGATTCGCATTCCGTTGATGATCTCAACTCGTGTCTCAGAGTTCATGCTGTTCTCAACTGTTACCAAAGACACCTCAGAAAATGCGTCACCGATCATCTTGCCGACCTCTTGGTCGTTGTTTGCAGAGATCGTAGCAACGTCATACAGCCTTCTCCCGTTAACCTTCTTTGATGTCTTGTCAAGTGATGCGATTACCTTCTTAGTAATAGTATTTATCTTGCGTATCACCTCAGTAACGTTGTGCTCTGGCTTAACATACTTGTCAGCCGCGTCAATAATAGCCTCTGCAAGCACAATTGACGTGGTTGTACCGTCACCAGCAACAGTTGCAGTCTTGTCAGCCGCCTGTCTCATCATGATTACAGCCAAGTTCTCAGTCGGGTCATACAGATTGATTGACTTAGCGACAGTCACACCGTCCTTTGTCACTGTAATACCTCCTACGTGCTGCTCTGACTCGATTAATACTGTCCTTCCTCTCGCTCCGAGAGTACTTTTTACTGCTCCAGCGATCTTCTTGATGCCAGATTTCAATTTTTTTTGGCCTTCATCACCAAAATGAATCTCTTTTACTATCATTTTACTAAATTTTAGTCCAAATTTAGTAATTTTTTAGTTACCACAAACAAAAAAAGGGCCCGAAGGCCCAATTTTCAGAAATTTTGGATGATTTATTTGATTTTTTTATCCCATCCCTTGTATGTTGCCATTTGTGCTATGACAGTGTTTCGATTTGCAGCATTGTCTGTTGCTAATTTTACAAAACCTTCAATCTTTCTAGGTTCCTTATTGAAATCTGCTCTCATTTGGTTTGATTTAGCAGTTCTTTCATTTTCTTGATATAACCTTGCTGCCTCTATATTTTTTTTAGCTGAAGCAACATAGTTATCCATAGCACCTGTATCACCACTTTTAGTTAAATCTGGAGTATAGATTTTTAGTTTAGATTTTTGACCTTCCTTCCAAACACCTCCAGATTCAGCATCTAGTGGATTTGTATCTAAACTCTTAAGGTCACCTCTTTTTGCATATCTAGCAGAAAGTCTACCAGTCTGAATGTCTTCCTTAAACATCTCTCTAGATGCAGCTCTCTTTTCGGCTCCCTTCAATGATGTATCTTTTTTCCAGTCTCTCCTTTCAGCTCTTATGTCTTTAATGTCTGATCTAATC